CTAAATGCGAAGGCAAAAAGAATATATGATGGCTTAACTGAAACATACTTTAACAATGAAACTTTTGCGAAGTTAGAGCCATATATAAACTCAACACACGATGTTATTGATAAATGGCAAGAAGCACTGGACTTTTACTGCGAAAAGATAAATTTATATAAGGTCTTTGCGCCTATATTTTTAAAAGCAGCCTTTGCGCCTAGCTCAGTTGTGAAGGTGTTTTGGAGCAAAGATAGTGCAAAGATAGAAGAGATTGATATAAACGATATTTACTTTGACCCTGATGCTAAAAGCGTAGAAGACATTCGCTATATCGTGCATAAGATTTATATTACTGTTAGTGATATTAAAAGGCTAATTAAAAATAAAGTTTTTAATCAAATTGATTTAAGCGAAAATAGAGCTTATGAGAGAATTTGTTTAAAAGAAATTTATGAGCTAGATGAGGGCAAATGGAGCGTTAGTACGCTTTATAATAGTGAGCTTTTGCGTGATAGGGTAGAGCTAAAAGACGGTCAGCCCTTTGTTTTTGGTTATATGCTTCCGCAAGTAAGAAGAAACATAGAACAAACTTTTGTCTGCGCTTATGGTGAACCGCCTCTTGCTTCTCTTTTGCCACTGCAAGATGAACTAAATGCTATTAGAAATTCAATCACAGATGTAACAAGAAATCAAGCAATGCCAAAAATCATTTTTAATAGAAGTGCAAGTATATCAAGAGTGGATTTAGAGCGTCCAAGCGGAGCGATATTTACTGACAATCCAGCTGATATAAAAATAGTCCCACCTGGGGACATCAACGCTTCAATGGCAACACTTCAAGTGATCGAACAAGAGATGAGTGAGGTAAGTGGAGTAAGCCCACAACAAAACGGAGCGCCAACAACTAGGCAAGAAACTGCAACAATGGCTTCAATTATGGCAAATGAAGGAAGTGTTAGGCTTCAAGGATACATAAGAACTTACAATGAAACCTTTTTTGAGCCTATATTTGAGCGACTTGCGTTTTTAGTATGGAAATACGGCGACCCACTGTTTTTTGCAGGATTTAGCCGTGGGGAAGTGCCAAGCTTTAATATAAATTTAAACACTGGAATTGGTGCATTAAATAAAGAGGTGCAAAAGAAAAGCCTAATGGATGCTAGTGGGATAATAGCGGCGCAATTTGGCATGTGTTTACAACTTGGGGATGGGGAGGGTGCTAATAAAATGAAGGAGGCAAATGAGAGAATTTTACTTGAATTGCTGCCACTATATGGCATAAAAGACCCAGAAAATTTTATAGGAAAGGAGAGTGAAATTGCTAAACAACTTAAGCCACAGGCTATTTTGCCAAGCGTGGCAGAGCCTAGTGGGGAGGCAGGAGCTATCCCAGCTAATGCAATGCCAAGCATTTAGGGATTTTGTAGAGTATATTACGGCTATTTATGCAACTAGCCTAAATGTTACTCAAGAGGATAAAAACAGCGATGAGAAGAGGTTAAGGGCGGTAGAGAATATAAAAACTCTTGAGAACCTTTTAAATTTTTTTGAAAATTACAAAGAGGAGTAATAAATGACAGAACAAGAAGCGTTAAACGAACTAGCAAGTATGGTAAATGGCGACGAGCAAGTAGAGCCTGAAACAAACGAAGTGGCACAAGAAGCACAAGAGCAAGAAGCACAACAAGCAGTGGCGGCAGAGGAGCCAAAGAAAGAAGAGCTAAATATTGAAGCTATTAAACAAGCACTAACTGAAGTAATGGCAGCAAAAGAGCAACCCCAAGAGTCAGCACAGCCCCAACTTGACCCAGAAAAACAAGCCCTACTTGAAAGCTTAGGGTTAGGAAATTTAAGTGAGTTAAAAGCGCAAATGGAGCAAATCTCACAAGCACAAGCCGCACAAGTAGAAGAAGCAAGAAGACAAGCGGTATTTGACAAAAATCTAGCAGAGTTTAAAAAAGATTACCCAACTATTGCCCCTGATGATTTAGCCCAGTTTGCAAAAGCTCACGGAATTAGCGAGTTACTTGGGGAAAATTATGTGGGATGGAAAGCGGTTGCAATGGGAATGATAAATGTAGCAAAAAGCAAAGATAGACCAGATGAAATAATAAGTGGCTCAAATGCAAGTAGTGCTTTATCAGCCTTTGATAAGGCAAAAAAAGGTGAGAATGTAAGCGACGTAGAGTATGGCGCAGAGCTTTTAAAACTAGCAGGAATTTAAGGGGGCAAAGATGGATGGTATTATTGGGGATGTTGTAAGTTGGCTAGGTAAAACAAATGGGGGAGATAAAGACGGCGTAGGTGGTACACCAAATTGGCTTACAGCCTTGGGAACTGGTGGTGCGTTATGGAGCGCATATAATCAAAACAAAATGGCAAAAAAAGCATTTAATCTAAACAAAGACGCTTTCGACTTTAACAAAATGCTATCTCAAAGACAATTGCAAAGAGAAAATCAGGTAAATCAAAATTTAGTCAATGCATGGAACGCATCAAGTTTTAATAAACGCCAAGAGGAAGAGGCTTATTAATTTAAGCCTCGTAAAAAGGAGCAAAAATGGCATATTTTAACCCCAATAAGGTAGATTTTAACTACAACACAAATACGATTGAAGCAGTGGGCGCAACTGGTAGAGCTTTATGGGATATTTACCAAGATAGCGTAAAAAATAACTTTGTAAAGCAAAAATTAGCAGAGGAAAATAGATCAAATTTAGCAACCGAGCAACACAACATAGATAAAATAAATGAAGATATTCGCCATCATACAGCAACCGAAACTGAAGCGGCAAACAATAACGCCATATTACAAGGGTTAAGGCGTGATGAGCTAGGTATAAGAGAAAAGCAACTTAATGCTGAGATAGAGGCAGCTAAAGAAAAAAGAGAGTTTGATAAATTTTATAAAAATCAAATTTTATTAGATAGACAAGAGGCAAGAGAAGCAAAAGCACAACAAAAAGAGCTTGATCTAACAATGAAGATGCAAGCCAATGAAGATGAAGTAAGCGCACTTGCAAATGCAAATGCTGATAATGCCTATTTAGCAGGACAATATAGTTCGCTAAACCCAGATGGAACGATAGATAAAGATAAATTTGTAAAAACAATGATAGCTCAATATAAAACAAATCCAAAAGCAGCTGTTACAGCGGTAAATAAAGCTCTATCAGAAAAAAGAGCACTAGATGCAAGTCTAGCACAAAATAACACAATAAAAACAATAGCAGCTCTACAAGAGCAATTAAAGCAAATCCCAGAAGATAAAAAACTAGATAATTATGATGGCTGGGGAGATAAGATTGGTGATGGTATAAATGCGTTATTTGGAGGAGGAGAGGATAAAAAGGCAGCTGAGGCTATTTTAGCACTATTAAACAACTTAGGCTTTCAAAACATGAGAGTTGGAAAGGCTGATGCTGAGAGGAAAGAATTTGATGAGGAATTTAAAGTAGAACTTGATAGCGCAATTTTTGATAACGATAAATTCTCAAAAGCTCAAAAAACAAAAAATATAGTAATACCACCAGGCATAAAAGATTTAGAAATGAAAAGAGATAGCGTAAGTAATCAATATGTAAAGCAGCTATATGAAGAGGAGATAAAAAAAGCTAGAGCAGTAGATGCGAGGCTAAATAAATTCTTTAACAAAAAGCCTAGTAAAGATGCAAAAGATTATAAGAGTGTTAGTGATATTTAAAGGGTAAAAAATGCAATTTGAAAAGACTAAAATTTATGACACCATAACAAAAGATCGCTTTGATAACCGCATAAGAGAGGTTAGCCCAAACGATGATGAAGCAATGGTGGATACGATAAATGATATTAGAGCGCAATTTGACGCACAAGTGCCACTTGTAAAGAGATTTTTTGGCGATAAAGAAGAGGTGGAGAAAAAGGGCGTTGATGCGTTAAAACAAATATCAGCTGAGTTAAAAAGACAAGGCAAGGGAAGTCTTGTAAATGCTGATGGTAATGTCCTTTTTAGAAATAATGCTGGAGAGCTTATAGACCTAGATCAAGGTGTGTTAAAGGATCTTTGGCATAGCGCAAAAGCAAATAAGGGCGCAATTTTAACAGGACTTGCTGGGGCGGCTTTAGCTCCAGCTACTGGCGGAACAAGCCTATTACCAGTAATAGCAGGTGGGGCGGTTGGTTCAGCAGTTGGTGCAGGAATTGATTATTTAGGCAATACAAATGACACTAAGCAAGATGTAGATACTAATACACTAGCAAATTTAATGCTAGAAAATGCTGGGCTTAGTGCGTTAGGTGATGGGGCTGGGCTGGTGGTGGCTAAAGGTGGGAAGGCTTTAGTTAATAAAGGGGCTGATTTTATCAATAAAACAAGGACGTTAAAAGATAGCTTTGGCAACGAGATAGAGGGGGTAAATTTAGGACAAAAGGTTACAAATGCTGTAAATAACACTCCATTACTAGGAGATATAACAAGCGCAAATCACGCACCAGCAATGGGAGAGATAACAAGAAGCATAAAAGCAGCAAATGCGGCCTTAACTCCTGAAGAGATAGCACAAAAGGAAGCTTATTTAGCAGAAAATAAAATCAATCTTGATGATGTAAATACCCTAGGAATAAAGGCAAAAGCTTATGCGGATGATTACGCAAATAAAACAAGTAGCCCATGGCTAAAGGATAAAATACAAAAAACTGGTGAGTATTTAGAAAAAAAGTCTCACTCTACACTTGATCCGCAAATCACAAAAGAGCAAGAGATCGCATTAAATAATGCCTTTGCTGATCCAAGCGAAATGAAAACAATTGTTGATGTGATAAGTAGTGATGATTTAGTAAGAAATCAAGCAATAAAAATAGTTGATAATCAAGCTAGAAAAAGGCTAAATGAAGCTGGGATTAGTGAGAATTTTAGAACAGACCCCCAAAGCCTTAAAAAGCTAGATAGTGATGATAAGAGCGTTGTTAGCGATATTTTAGGTAGCTATATAAATGCTACAAAGAGCGATTATAGCCAGGTAGTGGATGCATTTAAACAAGTTGCAGGTAATGCTCCTTTACAAATAGACAAAAATGGATTAAAAGATACAATAGAAAGTATTGTTGCTAATTATGCGAAAGTAGAAGATAGAGATAAAATGCGTATAGCCTTAGATCAAATGGCACAAAATGGCTTTAACATTAATAAAGCTTTTGATGTTAGACGTTATCTTAATAAAGCAATAAGAAACTCAGACTATACAGGAGAGCAACAAGCAAGAGCATTAAAAGAGGTGCTAGATAATAGTATGTTTAACTCTCTTGGTGATGATGGAAGATTAAGAGCGTTATTAAGGGAGCAAGATGACAAATACGCCCAGATGAAATCGCTAAAAGATACGAAAATTTTTAACAAAAACAATGACCTTTTAAGTGATGATTTTAGCTTTGAAAAAGTTGGGGATTTGATTAATAAAAACAATGATGTCTGGGCTAAGGCAACAAAAGGGCTAAATAAAGAGCAAATAGCGCAAATAGAAAAAGCTTATATAAGAAGTGCTATTAAAGATGAATTAGTCGATCTTGGCTTAAATAAAAAAGGATTTGACCCAATAGCTGTAGCACAAAAGCTAAGTAGTGCAAATTTTGTTAGCGATGAGGCTAAAGCTTTGCAAAAAGCTCTATTTGATGATGCAAAATTTCGCCCAAATACAAAAGGCATAATTGACGCAATAGATGTAGGGCTAAAGACAAAAAGTCAAGGTGGGAGTATGGCTACAAGCTTTGGCGGTAAATTAGTCATGGCTTTTGTAGCAAGAAGCTTTGAACGCTTAGCAAAACATATCCCACTAATAGGTAAACAAGCTGGGAAAGAGAATTTATACAAAGAAGCATTTTTAAAAGCCAAAACTACCTCTGATGCCTTAACTGATATAATGAAAAATGAAGCCATACCAATAAAAGATAGATTTGATTTACTTACCAAGACACAAAGCAAGGAAATAAGGAGTTTAATAGATGAATTTATAGCTAAAAAAGAGCAAGTAAAAAGCGATTTAATGAAAATGGACGCTACAAATGGCGAGGCTAAAAATACAAAGATAAAAGGCGATGGCTTTGTAGCAAAAGATAGTGGTAGGCTTACTTTTATGGATGAGGCTAAATTTGAACTAAGTAAAGAGCTTCAAGGCAAGAGCGATCTAGGCGAAAAAATATCAACTTCCTTAGCGTGGCTTCACTCAAAACACCCTGAAATGTTTGAGAATAAAAGAGCGGTTAAAGAGTTAATTGATTATGTACTTGATGAACCAAATACTATAAAGGCTGGGAAAAGCGAAAATAGTGTTTATTTTGGTAAAAAAGACGGCACAAAAATAAAAGATATTGTCGTAGATAGGGATAGCAACAAGATAATACATGCGAATAATAGAAAGATGAATTCTAATGAAAAATAGAGTGAGCAAGTGAGGACGCCCTACACTCACACACTGATACTAAGCCAGTCGGGGCGTTAAAGTTGGAGCAAGATGCTCGTTTAGCTCACACTTTAGGTATTATACCAAAAAAATCATAAGAAAGCAACAGCGCAGTTGGTGGCTGGGAGTATAAATTAACGCCAACTTCAAAAAAAAGTGGAGGAAGCGGGATACACTCCGCAATTACTTCAACCTCCACCAATGATGACATTATAACCTTTTATTCTGATAGAAATCTAAAAGAGCCAATGAAGTTTGAAAATCCAAAGCTAAAACTACTTGATACAATAGATAATAGTGATGACAAAGTTGGCGTAGTAAAAAAAGTGCTATTAAATAAAGATATAAGCGATAGCGTAAAAGCTAAAGCGGTAAATAAACTAAGTAAAAATAAATTTGCTCAAATCTCTAAAGGCACATACATTTCTACTAAAAACTCTCAAAACAATTAAACAAAGCCCTAAATCTAGGGCTTATCTCTAACTAAAAATATTTTTCGTTGATTTTTAAAATTTTATGATTTTTGCCAAAACTAGGTAGATTTGGCACAGCTCTTAATGATAAATTGCCATTAAATTACATAAAAAGGAGTAAAAAAATGGCAATAACAACTACTGGCTTTCAAAGCCCAGCAACATCTAGAGAGGGCTTAAAGCCTTCCGTTTATGAAAACATAATCTTAATAGGTGCTGATGAAACACCTATACTTAAGCTTATTGGCACTTCAAGTGTTAAAGGAATAGAGCACTCTTGGCTAACTGATAGCCTAGCTGCACCAAAGAAAAACGCACAGCTAGAAATTTCTGACTTTGATGACCCTAGCAAATCAACACTTCAAAAAACTTCAAATGCAGTGCAGATTTTTACTTCACCAGTTAGCGTTTCAAGAAGTATGCAAGCGGTGGCTACTTATGGAGGAAAAGAGCTAGAGCGAGAGGTAGGCAAAAAAGCAAAACAGCATAAGCTAGATATTGAGTATGCGCTATTTGGTCTTGGGCGTGATGATGATGTTAAAAAGAGCGTGTTTAAAGCACCAAATGTTAGAACTGAAACAACAGCTGGTGAAATGGCAGGACTGTTTTATTTCTTAGCTAAGGGTGCAAAATCATTTACAAATGGTAAGCGTGGAAATGTAATGGCGTTTGATAGCACAGGTGATTGGAGTGGAGAGGGGACAGTTTTAACTGAAAAAATACTCTCAAATCTACTTCAAAACATCTGGGATGCAGGAACAACCCCAAAAGATGTGTTTATTGGGTTTTAAGGAGTAAAAATGATGGATATAGCTATAAATCCTCTTGAAAATCGCACAGTTAATCGAACTCAAGCGGCTGGGCTAGTTAGACTGGTAAGAGAATTTGAAGAGAAGGGATTTGAAATGAGAGTAAGTGCAAAAGGTGAGCTATGGGGCATAAGGTGCATAAGCATGATAAAGGGACAAAAGGCCGACTACTCAAAGAGTATGTTTAAGCTGGTGGGTAAATATATCATAAGAACCGCCGATGGCAAAGTAATCGATACGGCGGCTTAAATTTGATTTTTTGGGAGCTAAAGTCAAATTGAGGTGAGTTACGCCGCGTCTGGATGGCGCGGTGTGCTTTAGCGTTTGCTACTTTAGGTGGGCTTTGCTAGCTGTTAAAAGTAGGTAAAAAAGAAAAGGAGAATAAATGAAAACAGCGAGATTGGTGTTTGTTTCTACGCCTTATGCAAGTATTGAATATAGAGATAAAGACAGGAACTATTATGCAAAGCAAATAGCGCATCAAGCTTGTAGTCTTGTGTGTTATCCATACCCTCTCCTATATACTCTAATTTCGCAGACGAGCCAAACTCATCTTTACGATAAGGAGTGTAAGCACTCCCTTGACACACCTAAAGCACTTCAGATATGCTTGTTGTACAACAAAAATCGCATATCAGTGATTTCGTACCAGATACTTAAATTTGCCTTGTTCGGCTGTGTGATACTTCTCAGCCAGTTATTAAGTTGTGTTATAATCCCTTTTAAAAAGGATTTAAAATGGCTTTAATCATTCCTATTTTTATCGTTTTATTCTTTTTCGTTTCACCAAGTGGCTTTTTTGAAACGTTTATTGCCTTAGTTTTTGGCTTAGGGATACTTGGCAGCCTTATTGGCACCGCTGGCTTAGCACTAGGTAAAACCAAAGAAGTTATAACTCGCTCTTAGTCTTTAAGATCTTTACTGAAATTTCTAAAAACTCACTAAAATCACTCAAACTAAGATTTATTATCTCGCTATATCCATAGCCTAAAACATGAGCTATAAGGATTGTTGGATTTGGAAAAGGAACGCTTAGTATAGCTGATATGGCTAAAATATGCATTTAGCAAAAGAGATTGGTCGCCAAAAATCAAATTCAAGCGATAAAAAAGAGGGAAGTTTTAGTGATAGCTTTAATAAAGACGGAACGCATAAAAGCGGAGGAAGTGCGGTTTCAAGCGTTGGTGGGTTTAATAGTGGGGGCTGGAGTAATGGTAGCTGGAATAGTGGTAGCTTTGGTTCTAGCTTTGGTAAAAGCGATAAAGGAGGCAGAAGCGGTTCTGGAAGGGAGATTAGTGGGCGCACAGGCAGTAGGGGGCAAAAATCAAGAGATAGGCAAAGCGCAAAAAATGGGAGAGGACAAAGGTAG